TTCCCCCGAACTCTTCGTGGAGAGGTTCGTAGCGAGCGAGGCAATCGGCCATCCGGCCATTAATCATTGTCCGGACGCCATCCGGCAGACCTTCATAAGCGAGCATCTGGTCATAGAACCGCTTCTCACCGCGAGCCTGCTTATACCTCATGCGTTCCACGTGCTGGCTGTCCTGCCCGAGCAGATGTAGATCAGCCGTGGCTTCCAGCATTGAGCGTACATGCACCGCGCTGTGGGTAATGAGGCCGGCATGGGCCAACCGGACCGCCGCTTCGAACTGCTCTGCCACGGTCAGGAACAAGGCGCATTGAGGGCGGCCAGGCGGCGCCAGTGGCGGACGCATGCAACCGATCAGCGTGTTCACTGCGGTCAACTGTTCG